TAGTTGGTTATACAGGCAGTTTAGGTTACACAGGTTCAGCTGGTGCTGGTTACACAGGTTCAGCTTCAACAGTAATTGGTTATACAGGTTCACAAGGTCCTGCTGGAGGATATACCGGTTCAAAAGGAGATACTGGTTACGTAGGCTCAGGAGGTTCTCTTAACACTAGAACTACTGTTTCAGGAACTACATCTAGTTTAGCAAATAATTCTGCAGGAAATTTAAGTATTACAGGATTTAAAACTTATCATCTTTTAAAAATTCAGACTTCTGCTGCGGCATGGGTAACAATTTATACAGATAGTAGTAATAGATCATCTGATAGCGGTAGAGCACAAACTACAGATCCATTACCAGGTTCAGGAGTAATAGCTGAAGTTATTACAAGCGGATCTCAAACTATTTTAATTACTCCTTCTACTTTAGGATTTAATAATGAAGATCCTGTTACAACTAATGTACCAATTAAGGTAGTAAATTTAAGTGGAGGCACAACAACAATTACGGTTACGTTAACATTATTAGAATTGGAGATATAAAATGTCCGAATTTAAAGAATATGTAGTTACCGTAAAAAATAAATCGGATGTGGATTCTTTTTATGATGACATGGAATCTGAAAATGGAAATGATTATGTTCCAAAAAGAAAAGTTGAAATAGCTCAACTAAGAGAAATAAGTAGAAATACACATTATTATCTTACATACGAAGAAGCTCAAAATTTAAAAAATGATAATAGAATTTTAGATGTACAACCTTTACCTAGTTCTTTAGGAATTGAACCTGGAATAGGATTTCCAGTAGATGCAAAGGAGCTATGGAAACAAACATCAGATTTTGAAAAAAGTACTTCTATAAGTTCTACCGACAAAAATTGGGGATTAGAAAGAGTTACAAGAGGTTCTACTATAGATGGTTGGGGGAATAGTACATCAACTTATTGGAATGGGGTTTCTCTTGGAAGTTTTACAAAAACAAATCAAACAGTAACTACAACAAGTTCAGGAAAAAATGTGGACATAATACTTGTTGATTCGATTCCTAATCTTAATCATCCTGAATTTGCTGTTAATATTGATGGTACAGGAGGATCAAGATTTGTTTCATATAATTGGTTTCAACATAGTGATTCGTTAGGTATTAATACGACTGGAGATTACCAATACTGGTTTGGCGGTGATCACGGAACACATACAACAGGTATAGCAGCTGGTAATACTCAAGGATGGGCAAGAGATGCTAACATATATAATATAGATTTTAGTTATAATACCCACATAAATACTACAAATGTTCCTGCAGGAGACTGGTATCTTTATATATACGATTACATTAGAGCTTTTCATGCAAATAAACCTATCAACAATTCTACAGGAAGAAAAAATCCTACTATTGTAAATAATAGTTGGGGTTTTTTTTCAAACGTTTCTATCACAGGATTACTTAGTGTTACTTATAGAGGAACAACAACATCTCTTATAGGAAAAACAGATGGTGAAAAAAAAATAATACTGGAACAACAGTGTGGAGTGAACATGAGTTCCCCTTCTACTTTACAGATGAATTATATTTATTCTGGCATGGGAGCTGATGTTGAGGACCTTATTGATGATGGAATAATTTTTGTAACGGCTTCAGGAAATTCTTATGCAAAAATGGTCAAACCTGCAGATTTAGATTATAATAATTCTGTTTCTAGTGCTACAGAAACTTATTATTTTTGTAGAGGAGGTTCTCCAACTTCTGATGGAACTGCAATATGTGTAGGAGCGACTGCTGCAACAAGATGGGATATGAAAGCTTCTTTTAGTCATTATGGCAGCAGAGTTGATATATATGCTCCTGGCTTTAATATTGTTAGTTCTGTTTACAATGGCTTTTTCTCAGAAATACCTGATACTAGAAATTCTAATTACTTTATAAATTCATATTCAGGAACAAGTATGGCTTGTCCTCAAGTAGTAGGAGTTTTAGCTTGTATATTAGAACAGTGGCCTTCTCTAACACAAGCAGAAGCGTTACAATATTTAATAGACACTAGTACAAAAGATCAACTGTTGGATCCTGGTGTAATGTATCCTGATGTAACTTTAACTCCAGGTTTTTATAATGGTTTAGGTGAAACCGGTACAAATTCTAATAATAGATATTTGTATTATAAAAAAGAAAGACAACTTGAAGGAAATATATCTAAAAATACATATAAATTTAGACCTTCAAGTGGCAATTCTTATCCCAGACAACAAATTAGAAAATATGGTTAATACATATTAAGTAATTATAAATAGTAATATATGGCAATAGAATTTCCTTCATCAGGACTAACACCAGATGTAACCACATATTCTTATGGTACAGCAACATGGATATGGAATGGTAGTGCTTGGAAATTAGTTTCACAACCAGGTTATACAGGTTCAAAAGGTGATACTGGTTATACAGGTTCTACTTCAACAGTAGTTGGTTACACAGGTTCAGCTGGTGCTGGTTACACAGGATCATCAGGAACTGGTAGTGTGGACTGGCAATCAGGCCAAACTTCTAATTTTGCCGCTGTAGCGGGAAAAGGATATTTTACAGATACAACATCTTCAGCTATAACAGCAACTTTACCAGCTTCTGCAACTTTAGGAGATGAAATAACATTTGTTGATGTGGCTGGAACTTTTGACTCAAATAATTTAACTGTTGCTCGTAATGGACACAAAATTCAAGGAGACGCTTCAGATTTAACAGTATCCGTTGACAGAGCAGCTTTTACCCTTGTATATTATAATGTAAATCAAGGTTGGATATTTAGGGACAAATAGGATAATTATGGCTACACCTGCATCAAGAGAAACTTTAAAACAATACGCTTTACGATCATTAGGTAAACCTGTTATAGAAATTAACGTGGATAATGACCAGTTAGAAGATAGACTAGATGAAGCATTACAATTTTATGCTCAATATCACTATGATGGTATTAGACGAACATATTTAAAATATCAAGTTACAGATGCTGATAAAGCCAGACTAAAAGCTCCTTTAGGTTCAACAGAAACGGCCACTAAAAATTCCGTTTCATCTACTTGGTATGAAGGAAACAATTTTTTAGTATGTCCTGAAACTGTTATTGGAGTAGTTAATATATTTCCATTTTCAGATAAGGCTAGTATGAATATGTTTGACGTAAGATACCAATTGCGTTTAAATGACCTTTACGATTTTGGTTCAACATCAATAATTAACTATGATATGGTGTTAAGACATTTAGATTTCTTAGATCAAGTATTAGTGGGTATGAAACCTATACGATTTCAACAACATGACAATAGACTATATGTTGATATGGATTGGGTTAATGATATAGAAGTTGGAGAATTTTTAGTTATTGACTGTTATCGTAAATTAGATCCAGCAACATATACAGACGTATTTAATGACCAATGGTTAAAAAGATATACAGCAGCGTTATTTAAAAAACAATGGGGCGCTAATTTAAGTAAATTTGACGGAGTTACAATGCTTGGTGGTGTTAAGTTAAATGGTGAAAAGATTTTTACTGACGCACAAACAGACGTTGAAAAATTAGAAAAAGAAATAAGAGATAGTTTTGAAATAGCTCCAGCATTTATGGTGGGGTAATGTATGGTTATAATGAATCCATATTTTCAATCCGGAGACGGTATAGGTAACCGTTCAGAACAAAGACTCTTTGAAGATTTAATTATTGAAGGTCTAAAAATTTACGGTAATTTAATTTATTATATACCTAGAGTTTTGGTAAATAGAGATTTAGTTTTAGGCGAAGATACTTCAAGTAAATTTAAAAATGCTTTGGCTGTAGAAATGTATTTTGAAACTACAGAAGGATTTTTAGGTCAACAAGAATTAATTAATAAATTTGGATTAGAAATACGTGAAGATACTACGTTCATGGTTTCTAAAAGAAGATTTGAAGAATTTGTAAGTTCACGTACAGATTTAATCGCAACAGGAAGACCTAATGAAGGAGATATTTTATATTTTCCTTTGATGAATAGTTTTTTTGAAATACAGTTTGTAGAAGATCAAGAACCGTTTTTTCAATTAGGCAATCTACCAGTTTATAAATTACGAGTAACACGTTGGGAATACAGTTCAGAAGAATTAAATACAGGTGTTGCAGAAATAGACGATAAAGAAACTCAATACTCTTTAAATCTTTTAATCAACAAATTTACTTTAGAGGATGAATCTGGTTCTATACAATTAGAAGAAGATCAATCATCTGGTGAAGCTAACTTTTTATTAAATGAAGAAGCTTCAACAACCACAACAACAGTGGCGACACAATCTACCTATGCTGATAATTTAGACTTAGATACAGCAGCTGGTTTTGATACACAATCTATAACTGATGATATATTAGACTTTACAGAAAGAAACCCTTTCGGAGAGATTGACTAATGTTTGGTAATTTTTTTTACAACGAAGGAATGAGAAAAGTAATAATTGCATTTGGTCAATTATTTAATAACATTGTCATTCAATCAACGTCAAGCACAGGTGCTGTAACAAAAAGATTAAAGGTGCCTTTAGCTTATGCACCAAAAGAAAAATTTTTAGTTAGACTTGACCAGAAACCAGACTTAGATGATCGTAGTTTTGCGATTACATTACCTAGATTAGGATTTGAAATTTCTGGTTTAGCATATGATGCTACAAGAAAGTTAACAAGAGTACAAAAGTTTAAACAAGTTAAAACGAATGAAGATGGCAAGGTTCTTAATTTTAATTATGTGCCTGTACCTTATAATATAAGTTTAAATTTATATGCCTTTACAGCTACAGCTGAAAATGGTTTGCAAATAGTAGAACAAATACTTCCTTTCTTTCAACCAGATTATACAGTGACAGTAAATGTTTTGCCTGCTTTAAATATAAAAAGAGATATACCTATAATTTTAAATAGTGTAACTTATGAAGATAGTTATTCAGGCGATTTTACAACTCGTAGAGCCGTTATATATACCTTAAACTTTACTGCCAAAACATATTTGTTTGGGCCTATGTCCAATCAAGGTGTTATTAAAACTGTACAATCAGATATTTACACTGATACGAATACAACAACGGCAAAAAGAGAAGAAAGAATTGTGGTCGTACCAGACCCAACAACGGCAGATGCAGATGATGATTTTGGATTTACAACAACAATTACTTCTTTCACTGATGGTAAGAAGTATAACCCAGCGACTGATACTGATGTTTAATTATGACAAAACTAGAAGATAAAGTAAACGAGATACTTGGCATAGAACCTGAAAATAAACCTACACTTGAATCTATAGTTAAGGTAGAAAATCCTCCTGTTCCTAGAATAGAAGATACAAACAAATCTGATGTAGATAACGATTACAAATATAGTAGAGATAATTATTATGACCTTATACAAAAGGGTCAAGAAGCAATTGAAGGCATATTAGAAATTGCAAAAGAAGGCCAACATCCAAGAGCATATGAAGTAGCTGGCCAGTTAATTACTAACGTTGCACAAACAGTAGATAAGTTACAAGATTTACAAAAGAAACTAAAAGATTTAAAAAATCTACCTAAGACTGCAAATCAAAATATTAAAAATGCTTTGTTTGTAGGTTCTACTGCTGAATTACAAAAAATGTTAAAAAAAGAAAATGAAAATATTAAAAGCACAATCATTAAATCCGAAGAAACAGATATTTCGAATAAGTGATTTAACTTATATAGATAGAATGACTCCTTTGAAAGAGTTATTGAATGGTGAAGATATGATAGAACCTATTGAGATAATGAAACACGAACAATCTAAAAATTTAAGATTAGGTGCTAATGGTATTAATTTTGTTGAAAAGAAGTATAGTGTGTGG